TTTCAATGGCGGTTCGAGTTCTTCGACTCAAACTCAGCGACTTCTTTAGTTATATCGCTGTTCAGACTATCGCATCTCCTTTCGGAGGCTTCTCACTTAGTCGTTCAGGCTGCTTTCGCTTGCCCCCTGTCGCCCACCTCTGGGCTTCCAAGTCAATCAGAGAAACTTTTACGTCCGCACACCTGTTCTATTTACGGACGTTAACTGTAGCGCCAATCTTGGCTCCTCAATACTACAGTTAAACTGAGGCAGGATTAATTTACCACAGCAAATTGGTCATCATAGTTGCGGTCAACTTCTGATGTAAATGTTAATTCGTTTTCTAAAACCATCAACGCTTCGTTGGTGATTTTAGAGATAGTTAATAGCGTATTTGCCATTTTAATTCTCCAAAAAAATTAGGTTTATCTGACTTTTCCAGCCTGTCTTGCAGCTTTCCATTGAGCATAAGTGCCATGAAATTCACCATTGGTGTCTATCATCACATCTTTGCCAACTTTGCCACCGCTTAACGGCTTGATCGGTTCAGGTGCTTTACTACTTGAAACAGTTTCCCTGACTTTTTCGGCTTTAGAAGATTTAGCTTCTTTTGCTTCAAATTTAGCTTCTAACTTGCCTATTTCTCTAAGAGCTTTAACAACTGGCATTTCTGTCAATCGTTTAGCAAAGTCATCATCTGATGCTAAGAAATATAGGAGCTGTGGCCCTACATCACTTTCTAAGATGGAATCTCGTATTTCGTCACCAACGACTATCGTACTAGACTGCACCATGCGATCAAAATCAGGCAGATCTGCTTTTGCTTTGGCTATCTTCTCATTCCAAGACTTTAAAATCTTTTCTTGAGTTTCTTTAGCTTTGCGACCAGCTTCCTCTGCATCCCTTTGCTTCAAAGCATTTTCAGCACTCCATTCCGCTAATGCCTCTGCATATTCAAAGGCATCATTGAATTGACTTGCTTGGGGTTTACCCTCGGCTTTTACAGTTTCCTGTTGTGGCTGTTGAACATTCCCTGCTTCGTAACTCTTTAGCTTTTCTCTAAGTTCAAGAGCTTCAGCTTCCGCTTGTTTAGCTCTTTGCGTTACCTTATCGAATCGCTTATTAAGCTTATCTTTTTGCTTCTCAGGTTCTTGCTTCTTAGCTTCTTCCTTTGCTTCTGGCTCACTCTGTTCAACATCACCTTCTGGCTCTGAATCTTTCTTTACAGATTCAGCCTCAGTAGTGGCTTGTTCGTCAGCTAAACCTAATCTTTCTGCATAAAAGGTTGTTGCGTTACTGCTATCTACTACTGTTTGTGCTACTCGTTCTTCATTGGCCATTTTTTCAAAAGCTCCAAGTTGATTATAAAATACTACTAAATTAATTTATTGTCTATTTAAAATTTATTATGCTTTTCCCTATTTTTTGTAGCTGATAAAACTTGAAGATTATGAACAACATGAAGTCCTGATACTGTTTTACCCCTTAAAGGAATAATATGATCTACATGATGCCACTCTCCAGTTACCATCCCTAAAAAATCGGCTGCAAAATACAATTCTTCTAATTTCTTTTTATCACTACCCCATTGCATTGTTCTTTTTAATCTTGCAGCACGATAGCGCATGGTTTTTTCAGCATTTTTATGAGGATAAGTCAGCCGATATAACTTTTGATATTCAGCTTCTCTTTCCTTATATTTTTCCTTATAACGCTTTTGAATAGCTGCAGACCTTTCAGGGTTTTTAGCCTTCCATTTGGCATAATTATCAGGATATTGCTTTCGCATTATTTTGCTTCTTTTCCAGCTTTTTTGGCTTGCTTAATCAAAGATTTTTGCTCTTTAAGTTGAGCTTTGTCCATGCCAGCGAACGGATTGGCTTTGCCTTCTGGCTCATATTTAACGCCAGCTTTACGAGCCATTTCCTTCATTTTCCATTCAATTACATTTGCGCCTGTTACTGTTGCCATGATTTTCTCCGATTAAATACCACGTTCTATTGCTTCGTCTAAAGCTGCTCTTTGATCTTTCAAATTCATTTGAGCCAATATTAAGGCAAGTTGCGCCTTCATTTGCTCAATTTCTTTCTGAGTTTCTGTCTTAATAACTGTGTCATGCGCTTGAGTATCTGTACGCATACGAGAATCTTCTCTGCGAACTTCCAGCTCCATTTCAGCTTTTTGCAACATGGCTTTGTCTTTTTGTTCTGCAACACTAGCACCATACTGAATATCCATTTGCATAGCTTGAATTTGCTGTTGCAACTGTTGAATAGTCTGTTGAGATTGAGCCAACTGCATTTGAGCTTGTGGAGGAACTGGTGATTTCTCATCAATTTGAGCCATTGGGTTAGCAGCAGCCAATCGGTCAGCAATAATGTCTGCGCCTGGGAAATCTGAATTTCTAAAGATCAAATCACCAGCAGTTTGCATCAAATTAGGATCAAATGAGAGCATTTGAACCATTGAATCAAAGGCTTCAGCACGTTTAGAAGCATAGCCAGGGCCTGTTTCCATAACAATATCGTATTCACCTACTGTTACATCATTCAATACTTTTTCAACGCCTTGATCATCAACGCCTGGCTGGTTAAGAGTCACTAACTCTCCTTTTCCATCTGCGCCAATGATTCTCAATACTCGTTCTTTGTCATAAATATGGGGAATCAGGTCAACAATGATTCGCCCAGTTTGACGAATAGAACGAGTCAGATTGTCGTAATAATGGAAGTTAGTCATATCGGTTTGCTGTTGCATACCATTTATGGCTTTTCCAGATTGATTGCCGTTTGGAAGCTGGGTTGGATCATAAATACCAACAACTGCTTTCAAGTCACCATCTAGACCTTGTAATGCTGTAACCATTCCTGCTGGAGGTGGCTCTGGCTGAATCCTTGTAGGAACAGGAGCCATGCGACCTTCAGAGTCAGTTTGTTTGTAACGCAATACAGGCATCGACTTGATGTTTGCCTGATTCCATTCCATTTCATGACCTTCATCCTGACCTTCTGCAAGGAGGAATTTAGCCTTTGGAGCAAGAGCAACAGATTCAGTAAGAGCAGTTGACCAAAAGTTATACATACGCTGTGGATCTTTAGCCATACGAGTAAGGCCAAACTTCTTCTTTTTGCTATCCACAATGAGCTGCTGACCATAAACAGGCACAACAGGAATGTAACTACCAGCCCAATTCCTTTGTTCAAGGATCTGCATACCAGTTAATTTGCACCACTTAATCTGCTTTTTAATGGTTTCACGCTTAGAAACGACATAAATGCCAGCATCTTGCATGACTGTTTCTTTAGGCTTTTCATCTTCATAGCAAGTGGTTCCATCAGACAAAAGCAGCAATTTCATGCGCTTGCGTTCTGTATAGAAATATTCTGCTACACGAATATCTTCCCTTGTAATCCATTCGGACTGACTATCGCCTGTGCCACGAGGATTAAAGCCTGCGCCATCGTCTGCACCAGGATACATCTTGCGGAACGCTTCTTTGCTAATAACCTCAGTAATCAAGCATTTCTCTGCATCTGAGCCATCAGGTTCATTACTATTAGGGTCAAAATAGACCATAAAAGGGTTTTCAATCCGTTTGATGTAGATTTCTTGGTCAAAACTATCAGGTCTTGGATAGTCATGGGTAATGCGCCAATAGCCCCAACCCATGCGTACTGCAAAGTCAAAGGCATTATCGTAGGCTGCATCGGCATCCGATTGATTCTCAATATGTCGGCAAATACCAGTAATGATTTCAGCTACTTTCTCGTCTGAATCATTGTTCATGCCATGCGCTTTCATACGAGGCCGTTGCTGTCTTTGCTGATTAGTAATCTGTCGGCAATACGCATCAATCTTATTGATGGTCAAATAAGGTCTAGATTCTAATAATCGGCTATTTTGGATTTCTACAGGCCATTGATCACCACCAGCAAACTTTAGATCGTCTAAAGCCTCTACTCGGTTGTTTGAATCATTGTCAGAGCAAAATCGCAGAAACTCTTTAGCTTCTTCAATTACTCCGGATTCATAATCATCGCCATATTCGCCTGAATATATACCGCCATTGCCTGAGTCGTAGACCGCCATATTGTTCCTTTATTAGCCCATCCAGCTTGAAATATTGTAATCGACTGGTTTTCTTTTGACTATCTTCTTTTCTTGAATCATAAGCCCAATGTACCTAAAAGCATCAGCCCCATGCGAATAATTGTCATGAACTGGCTTTAAACTAAATCCTTTGGTATCTGGGTCTACATCGTACCGATAATGTCGTAAACAATCTAGCCCTGCAGCCGTATTGTTTTTATCAAAATAGCACGATCCAAATATGGTTCTTGCAGCATTAATTGAGTCAGCAATAGGAACTTTTCCAATAATTCTGACGTTATAGCCTGAGTTGCGAACAATATCTTCTAAGCTCCTACCATTGGCAGCCAAAGTCTTATTCTGAGCATCATGAGGCAAATATAAGGTGTCATAGACATATCCGAATGTCTGCATCCTAGCCAATATCTCGCTGATTGTGGTCTGAGTTGTTTCAAAATAACGGATTAGCCTGGTTTCCATGCCTACAAACTGAACAAACCAAACAGCAGTTGCATCAGCCCATCCAATATCAAATACCGCCATAACTGGCTTAGTAGCATCGTAAGGAACATTACAAATTCTTCCGTCTTGTTCAGCTCTAGCCATTTCTTTGCCAAAAACTGCACCATCAATGGTTGACCTTGTAAAACCTTCCCATACATTCTGATAAGCCTCAAAATCCCTGTTTCTAAGTGCTTGCCTTTCAATATCCAATACTTCAGGAAACCAAGGATTATCGTTCCAGTTCACTTTTTGAACTACAGCATTATCAGGAGGGCTAATAACAAAACGCTTGTAGGTTTCGTCTGTAGGCAGTTCTGGATTAAAAGTAATCCAAATTTCGCTATTTTCTTTTCTTATCGTAGGGATAAGAATATCAAATGACGATTTTGTAACGTTATTTGCTTCCTCTACCCAGCAGTAATCAATGCCCTCAATAGACTTTAATCCGTTGATATTGTTTTTGATGCCTGCAAAGATAAACTCTGTGCCGTTTGAGCCTCTAATAGTGGTCTGAGTTATCTCATAGTGTGCTTGTAGGCCCAGGTTATAGATTTGGTCGCATAACAGTTTATGTACGGAATCTTTAATAGAGGTCTGGAACTCACGAGCACATAGGATTCGCAGGGTTCTAATTACCCCCATGCAAAGCAATGCCCTGGATACACTATGCGATTTTGATGCACCTCTTCCGCCAAAAAGCACCCTGTATCGGCTGTGCTTAGGCTCAAATAAGCATTTAAGCTTTTTAGGAAAAGGAGGCCAAATGACCCCATTTTCATTCTTCAAGTTTTCTTGGTTCGACATCTACAAAAGAGAAGTTAATTTCTTTGACTTGTGCGCCTTCACCAGCAGCAAGCTCGGTAACGTTAGTTTCCTTCCAACCAGCCCTAGTTTTTAGCCAAAAAATGGCAGCTGTCATATTGCCTTTTTTAGCCTGCTGGAATAAGGTATTGGCTATTTGTGCGTTTGCATCAATTCTGCCATCTTCTAATTCAGCCCTGTAATGCTTTCTTAGGGTGTCATCGGTAATTTCTAACTTATGGGCAATATCCACATAGCGAGTACCCACAGCAGCCAAGCTTTTTACAAAAGCCCTGCTTTTCTCATCCGGAATATGCTCTACACCTTGTGTCATACCTTTTCTAACTCCGAAAGCACCGCCTTTTTACCTGTAAAGTCTTCCCAACGTTTTACGATAACGTCACAGTATTTGGGGTCTAATTCCATAACATAGGCAATTCTGCCATTTTTTTCAGCAGCTAATAGGGTTGTACCACTACCCCCAAAACTGTCCAAAATAATATCGCCACCCTTTGTATTATTGAGCATTTGGTACTCAAATAGGGCAACAGGCTTCATAGTAGGATGTTCGCCATTCCTGCTTGGTTTGTCAAATTCAAGGATAGTTGTTTGTTTTCTGTCTGTGGCCCATAAATGCCCTGCGCCTTCTTTCCAACCATATAAACAAGGTTCATGTTTCCAATGGTAGTCTTGTCTGCCCATAACCATCGTAGACTTCTTCCAAATAAGGCACTGACGCACTTTCCAACCAGCATCAAATGCTGCACCTCTAAAGTTATATCCTTCGGAATCAGCATGCCATATATAAAATACAGCACCTGGCTTCATCACAGTATCGGCAGTCACATAAGCATCTCGTAAGAATTGCCTAAATCCATCGTTACTCATAGAGTCGTTTTGAATGGTTAGCGCATCCTTGGTTTTGCCTTCATACGCAACGTTATAAGGTGGATCAGTTAACCACATATCGACCTTTCGGTCATTTGATAGCTTTTCCATATCCGTAATAGAACAGGAATCGCCACACATAAGCCTATGATTTCCAAGGATATATATATCGCCAGGCTTAGTTTTAGGCTCATCTGGTACGTCAGGTACAGCATCCTCGTCTGTTAGCCCTACAGTCGGTTCTATTGGGTTTAAAAGGGCATTTAGCTCGTCTTGGTCAAATCCTAATACTGATAGGTCATAATCCTCAGAATTAAGCTCTTGTAGCTCAATCATCAATAAATTGTTATCCCAATCGCTATTTAATGCCAATTTATTGTCGGCAATGATTAAGGCTTTCTTTTGGTTTTCGGATAAGTGTGCCAACTCAATAACTGGAACTTTAGCCATTCCAAGCTTACGAGCAGCCAAAAGCCTGCCATGACCAGCAATTAATCCATTTGTACCATCTACCAATATTGGGTTAGTCCAGCCAAATTCTTTAATACTTGCAGCGATTTGAGCCACTTGTTCGTCAGAGTGCTTTCGGCTGTTATTGATATAAGGTATTAGGGTATCGATTGCCCTTTGTTCTATTTTCACTCGTTTGCCATACTGTCACTATTAGCCTCTGCTTGGTCTACATCAGCTTGGACTTCAGGACTGTTTTTAAGGTTTGTATATTGGTCTTGCAGCTCTTGGGGTACTTCAGGCTGATAGATGATAGCGTTCATATCCGCTTCTACTTCTTCAATAGACTGCGGATAAGGATAGGGCAAATAGACGTTAGGTGCGGTCATTCTACTTCTACCGGAGTAACACCTACTGCTACTGGTTCTTCTGCTTGTTTAGCCTGTTCTGCTAATTGCTCATTGGCAATCTTTTTAATGCCATCAATTAATGGTGCTGAATAAGCATAAGGAATCTTCCCTAGTTCTGCTAGAAGTTCGTTGATTTGGGCAATAGTGAATGTTACGTTCATTTATAATTCTCCTTAAATAAATCATCATTTTGTGGGCCACGTTCTTTGTATTCAAAAATAGTGTCTAAATGTTTTTCAAGCCATCCCAATCTTGTATTGCATTGTTGGCATAAAACCCCTCTATAAGTTTTTGGAATTTTATGGTCAATGCACATTTTTTTGGCTTTTATGCCACATATTTCACAAGGCTGGCTTCTTAAATATCTTACTTCGTCTAATGACAAACCATATTTTTTCCTAGCATCATAAGCTAATTGAGTATGCTTTTTTGCTGCGCTTAAAGTGCCATTATTGGAAAATTTATGTTTTATTGTCATTTTTTCTTTGATTTTGCTTTTGTTGCTTCTTTTTTAACAGCGTAACTGATGGCAACAGCTTGTTTTACAGGTTTACCTTCTTTCACAGAAGTAGCAATATTTTTCTTAAATGCTGCTGGTTTAGCTGATTTTACTAATGGCATGGTTTTGCTCCTAGTTGTAGCCTTTTTAAGGGCTGGTTTGCGTTTAATACCTTCTTGAAATATTCTTTCTCGTTCAGCAAGTTTTTCATCTTCATTGCTAAAT